CTGAGACATGTAGAATACCGCACAGTCCTGTTGCTTCGCAATCTGACGAGCATGTATGGCGTTAGCCTTGAGTGCTTCATCTGGACGTGAGAACCCTGCAGTACGTGCAAACTTGTCACCCATGTCCAGTATAACTACGTCAGGTTTGTATGACTTGCACACTGACTCAACCCAATTCATGTCACGGCCTGTGGCATCCTTGAACATGATCTTGTCACGTATCTTACCAAAGACGGACATAGCCTGTGCTTTGTTGGTTACGATCTCGTGCTTGTCCATACCAGTTGCGGCGGTAATGTAGCGGTGAGCTACACGGTGATAGCCCTCCTCGTTACACAGTACAACTACCTTAGCACCCTGCCATGCAAAGCCATTGGGGCCAGCGACAAGTGACGCATGAAAGGATGTCTTACCTGTGTTAGGTCTGGCACCTACCTCAATGAGGTGACCAGCATTGATGCCCTCAACCTTACGTGTCAACGTAGGAATGTTGAACGTCCACTGTGACTCAAGGTCAGTCATTGCAATGATTGTGTCTAGGTCAATGTCCTCCCACTCAACCTTGAGGTTGGGGGTGAAGTCATCTCCGTATTGCTCAAGCATCTGGCGTAGTGGATCAAGGCTGGACTTGCTACCGTTTACATAGTCGAAGCCAAGGTTGGCAATGTCTTCGCCTACTACCTGTTGGAACAGCTTGGAGAGCACCTCCTGTGCTACGTCACTGCCCATTGGCTGTTCCTTACTCACTTGTACGAACAGGTGGCTGTATGCCTGTCTCTGTGCCGTTGTGAGGGTAGGGTTGTTAGCCATGAACAGAGCCTCAATCTCTGCTGGTGTAACGGTACGCTCATAGCGATCCATTGCTGTGTCTATTGCTTGCTTGATCTTACGGACATCCTTGCTGAACAATCGGTCGGGGCAACGTGCGCCACGGTGATCGTCGTAGAAAGTCTTGTCCATCAGGCTTCGGATAAGGGATAGTTCCATTGGGTTAGTCTCCTAGTGCTGAAAGGTTTGCCATGTCGGTTGGCATTCGGTATTTGATATCGTCTTGTAGCCGTAGCACCTTAACGGTGTCAACATAGCCACGTAATTCCTTAGCAAATTGCAGTGTCTTGGGTAGTGCGTCGGGGTCTAGTGCAATTATTGCCGTTGAAAACTGCGATAAGTACTCCTTGTGTCCATTAGACAACGATGTACCCAACACTGCTACCCCAACATATACACCACCATCACCTATAACGGCAGCACTTATGCAGTCTTCAACGACTACTGCAGTTCTACCACGTCCAGAACTGTATGGCAATACACTTTTTCCATACCGTTTCCACTTGGGTATGCGATTACCCAATGATCTGCCCGTAGCATCTACAGTAACTCCATCATGTACAACAGGGAACACCACACGATGTTCCTTCACATCGTACATAAGCCCTAGCTGTTGTGCGTCAAGCTCCCATTGATCACAGAAGCCTGACAATTTTGTGTAGTCTCTCACGAACCACTCCGGTCTTGAGAAAGTTGCAACGTGTGTCTCTTCGGCAACAAAGCCTAGCGACTTACGAATGTCTTCAGCGGTCAGTGTTGTACGTGTACCACCAGAGACAGAGCAACTTGCCTTGTAACAATTCCACACAATAGAACCCATGTTATTCGTAACGGTGAACGTGTTCTTAGTATTACATGATGGACATGTCATGCGACGTGTCTCACCATTTACTAATGATAGATCACTTATGATGTTATTTATATTCATAGGTACTATTCTCTTTCTGTGTTACTCGCTACCACTCGATTGTACACATACATTTCTTTGTGTCAATGCACTATTTGCAGAGTGGTACGTATTTTTTAAATAGGGTTTCACAGATGACACATGTGCATGACCCGTCACTGACATGACTTGGGGTAGTGGAACACCTGCATCCACCATCTGTGTTACACCTGTCCTACGTAAGTCCATCATGCGTAATTCCTCTGGCAGTCCAGCAAGTCTCATTACCCTACGGCCTACCTTAGACAGACGCTCCATTGCATACGGAGTATACTTACCGTTTACAGGTCGAGGATGTGGCGCTACGTACACTTGAAAACCAAAGTCATTACGTTGGTCATTGAGCATAGTGCATAGTTCATCCGATATAGGAAGTGTAACGTCAGCCCTACGCTTACTTTGCTCAAGGTTAAGTACTTGTTTAGACAAGCTAATGTTCTCCCACTTGAGGTTACGCATGTCACCTAGTCGCTGGCACCACTCGTATGCCATCTGCACAATGAGACCAAGGTTACGATACTCGTAGTCACTGTACGCTACATCAAGGAACTTGATAACATCGGCATGTGTCCACACTACCTTGCGTTGTGGTGTAGACTTACGCTTGATGTTAGCCCAAGGGTTCTGTGTAGTGTGTCCCATCTGTATGGCGTAGTTGTATACCCTACTGGCACAGGTTGCAGCATGGTTAGCAAAACTAATGCCACGCTTCACCCACTCCTCATATGCAGCCTTGGCAATCTTAGGTGTCACAAGTGCATACTTACGTGTACCCATTGTCTGATGCAGCACCGTCAAGAAGTATCTGTAATCCACCTTAGTGTTGGGACGTAACATATTGTAATCATTAGATTGATAGTAGAAGTTTATCAAGTCCGTCACCTTACTGTTGGGCTTTACTTGTATAACAAGAGACTGCTCATGCCTCCACGCATCAATGGCTGCGTTGTGTTCCTTCACAATCTTGCGCACCTCCTTGATGTCACTGCGATACTCTTCACGTTGCACTACACCTTCATCCACAAGGGACTGTGGTGGGTTGAAGCGGTATGAGATCACCCCAGAGGGTGACACTCGTTCTTGTACGTAACGTGGTAGCTTAGGCATTGACTATGCGGCCTCCAGCATACGGAACCTATCGTCACTGATCCACTTGCTTACCTCTTGCTCACGTGACCACATGCTGATTGCCTGTGTGTCGTTGCCAGTGTTCTTGAGGTTGAACCCGTTGCGCTCGTCTGCATAGGTGGCGTAGTTAGTCATAGCACTATACAGTGCGAACTTGTTGTGACCACGTGTCGATGCCTCTTGCATGTACAAGCTGTACATCTTCTCGGACTTGCGCTTAGACCCAAGCATGTCATCAAGCAAAGAGCTTACGTCTACATACTTGAGGTCAGTGTGCGCCCACACCTGCATCTGTTGTGCCTGTGTGTAGAAGTCAGTACGAGCACGGTTAAGCTCATAGATGAAGCTCTCCATAGAGAAGTTAGATGTGTTCTTCTTACGCACCTTGTCGTGATCTCCTGTGATCATGCCATTGGTACAGAAGTAATCAATTGCACCAAAGTATACTTGGTTGCTGCACGAACCATCAATGCCGTGAAGGCTGATGATACGATTGCCGATCTCTGTCTCGAATTTATCTGTACTGATGTCCATCGTTACGTTAGGCAAGGTGATGTCAAGCATAGCCCATGCACCATTACGTGCAGTGCGGAAGCTGTACTTGGCATCCTCCAAGTCATGCTCAGACAGTGTCTCCGTAGCTGTCTCAACTACACCACGAAAGAAGTCACCATGCGAGGCACATTGGAAGGATTTCCCAACGATACCAAGCGGTTGACCTGTAGTCTGATTAATGACGTACTTCTTATCGGGCATACGTGTGTCCTCAAAAGCTACATCAAAGTCTAAATATTCTGGAATATCAAAAGGCATTTCACTCTCCTGTGATTGGTTAGATGGCAACTGTGCCATAGTTGTATAGTCCCTGTCCACCCCTATACTAGTAACGATAAGCTATCTATAGAATAGGTGTGATCCATATGTCACAGTCTTGGATAGGGATGCACTCCAGTACGGGTTAACGTACCTTGCATGGTAGTGTGTAGCACCATTCGTAACGTCTGGAACTACACCTGTGAGAACTTGGTTGGCAACCATCACGGACTTTGCCCATGCCAGTATCTCTTTGGGTTCATCGGGCTTACCGTCACAGTACCATGTGAACTGGCACTTGAACCTGCCCTTCTCGTACCCCTGATGTACTACGGAACACACATCGTCAGGCCACCTACCACTTGCAACTCTGTTGAGTACAACATGAGCCACAGCGGCTTGACCCTGCAATGGTTCACTTCGTGCTTCGTGATATACATTGAGGGCCAAGCACATTAACGCTGCGCTAATCATTGGAGCACCATAGGTGCATCATGGATGTATCCATAGTTTGTGTACTCAGCGTGTACGTATTCGGCACAGTCAATAAACTCAATCTTTGTGCCGGGATGATCGTGGATAGCCATGTGAATTGCAAATTCAACTGCACTATTCCAGCTATTTACAGCGGGATAGGTAGTGTCTAGCTTGACCACGGATGCTATGCCGTCGATCTCAAGCGTT